TGACGAGCGCACCACTGAGCAATCCTAGTATATTTAGACAGGCCAATAAGTTTATTGGCTGCAATAATTCCGATGTATGCAACACCACTAACAGGTTGATGGTGATGGCTACACATACTACGCAACTCGCTACGAACAACAAGCATACCTTCATATCTATCTTCTGAATCATTTGGAAAAGCTGTTGCATCAGGTGCTGGATCATATCGACCTCCCATAATTTCATTGTAATACATCTTGGCCAAGCGACGTGCTGTGCCTCGTGAGTTTGGATCTGTTTCTCTATCGATCAACAAGGCATCTAGTACACCTTCAAAGGCTTTAGTTGCTTCGTCAATCAAGTAAACCTTATCGCCCTTGCTGACAAAGTCACTGATGTTGTCGCCAGCCCAAAAGCGTTTGCCTTGTGCTCGCATCTGTTCGCGAATTACTTCGCTCAAATTCTTTTCTTGTTCTTCTGCCATTTATTTCTCCGAGTTATAGGGTCGTGGATGACCAGTCTTGTTACTATTATAGGGGTTATTTAGGTCAGTGTCAAGTCGCAAACGAAATTTTTCTACAGTCTGGATATTTTCCAGGTTGTGATTTTGGTTCTACGGTTAGTAGTAGTTCCAAACCACGAGCACACAGTTCCAAGGTAGGGCAGTAGTGCCAGCCCAAGATCAAGTCAGTTTCAGTTTCCCATGGCACGGTTAGATCGCGTCCGTCACTACGTTGACGACTGAACTTTTTGTATGTTTCGTAGTCATCCAACAAGATAGCACCTGCCTTACCCAGCTGTAAAGGTTTGGTCCAACCAAAGCTGAGACACTGCATTTGTCCAGGACGATACATTCCTGGTTCTAATCTACGAGCACTGTCCCAGATCGTGGTATCTGCAAACTGGTATTCACCTGACCATTCTTCGCTGGTCATTTCAAAACAAATATCGAGATGATACATCAGCATGGGCACACTAAGATAAGTGTAGGCTGAGAATTTGGTGTGTTGTGTTCCGGCATGTCTAAAGCATAGTTCAAGTGCATGAGTACATCCGTCTGTGACAACTACATATGGTGCCCCGGTGTATTCAGCTAAAGCGGCTTCAAAATCAAATAGGGATTTAAAACTCATCGGGCCAATCTCTAAACAAGGCATGCTGTATATCGCCGGCTACAAACTGATTGAAACTTTTGTGTTTTACTTCCAGTTCGCCTTCAAGTGGAGCCACGCGACGAAATGCCGAGTCCATCTGTGCCATGTCTTTAAACTCCATCAAGATCATCCATTCCGGCATATCAGCAATGCTGCGAAAGCCCATCTTACATCTAGTGATTCTGTAGCTTTCCATTTTGCCTTCGGAAACCAAATGATCAAAGAAACTCTTCATTCCGTTGACCCAGTCTAAGTCTAAAATATCGCCTTCTTTATTTGCCCAAATTGTGTATAAGTCTGCCATTTTACTTCCTCTCTTTAAAATAATCTTGCATGACACCTTCACGATGAATATCGCTAGTAACGCAATGAATACCACCATCCCAGAAATATCTGTGACGAAACGGAACTATGTGAGGAGTAATTCCATATCGATCTAGAGCATCAAAAACCTGTTTGTTGTAATTGAACACCATGACATTTTTAGGATCAATGATCAACATGTTGACATCAAAAACAGTTTCTTCAACATAGCCAGTCCAATGTCCTAGCCAGGTTTCTACAGTATCTACCACAGCTTGATCTTGTTCAAATCCAGGAATCCACCATTTACCTTTATTTTTTGTTTTAAGTTCTAAAAATGGTTTAACTTTAGCCCAACTTTGTCCAGGTAGATAGACTACTTCCCATCCCGGAAATGTATCAGCATAAGTCGGCACATCTCGTAAACTTATAATAAGACCTGGACACACAGGACAGTAGGTACCATCGCCGTGGCCGCCTGTGTTGACTATGTGATTGCGTGTGTTTGTAAACTCTTGATTTATTATTTTTTTATATTCGGTGGTATCTTGATTGTATGACTCGGTTCCAAAATATAAATCCTTACCAATTCTTGAAATTTGTGCACCGTTGATCAGCTTTTCCGGATAAAAATTCGATTTTATTGTATTTCCTTGCTGACGTATTTTTTCATAAATTTTATCATATGTGGAATACAAACAAATAAATTTATCAAGATTATGCACTTCATTACATTCTTGTTGAATTGGAGTTGGCAAATTTTTAAATTCTTCTAAACTATTGCACTTGGGCCACGATATATCTTTTACATTATTATAGGATTTTTTGAAATCGATACTGTAGTTTTCAAAAAATACATCACCTACCATAACTGTGTGATCTCTTGGAGTCATTGGCGGCGCTATATATTTTCCATTTATAAACGGGTCAGATGGCAAATCTGGGCGCAACACTTCAACACCAAACTCTTTTAATTTTTTAATAATACCTTGATAGTCTTCTTCGGTTTCGATTGCAATTTTTTCAAACAGTCTGCGAACATGTGAAATAGTAATCCATGAATAAAATTCAGGTGGGTAACTGCGCCCCACAACACAAACTTTCAACGGATCCCAATGTTGATATACTGAATACATTATTGTAATGCTCCTAAAATTTCAAAGCCTTCTAAGTTTTGTTTGTACAGGTGTGCTTGATCCAAATATAAAAACTTGAAACCGCGCTCTCTATAGATAGCACACTCTGTTTTTAAACTTTCTACGCCAAGTCTAGTTCGTGGATTATGATATGTCCATGCAAACTGACTAGCTAGAACGTTTTCCTTGTCGTAACGTTTCATCAAACTAAACGCTATTAATTTTCCAGCTTCTCTATATCCAATGACATCAGTGTTGGGATCAGTAAATTGACTGTCAAACAAGGGCATGACACTAACAAAGTGTTTATAGATACAATAAGTTCTATAGATATCTTTGAGTTGTGTAATGTCGGGTTCGCGTAAGTATTCCCACTCAATACTAGGTTGATAGGTAGTTTCCTCTAATCGGATTCTGGCAAATTGATAAGTCATTGTCGTGGATCCTGCCGATTTTGAAACAGTTTGTTTAGATATTCCTCAGGCCAGGTGTCGTAAAAACCCTTTTGGGCTATAGCACGAGCCTTTTGATCTAGATCTTTCAAATCTTGGACCAAGATTAAAGCATAGGTACCTTGGTTCATAACCACCCCGTTTACCATTTCAAGATCTGCTGGGTGATCTTCTAAAGCTATTAGATCTTTTTCCAATAAGAATTTTTGATTAATTGTATCAACCGCATGATGCAATTCTTCATGTGAAATCAGTACAGGATCATAAACAAATATCACAACACTTTTGCCAGCCAGTCCTTTTTTACTGAGGCTAATTAAATCATGTATCGGAGCCAAGCCTAGTCTAATTTCATAATCCCGGTTAAGCCTGGCTTGTCTAGCGTAAGGACACGGAGCCCAGCCACCCAGTGCTAGATGCGGAACTTCTACAAAGTTTTGTATCCAATGTTCTATATCTTTTTTGACTAATTCTAACTGATATGTCATCGATTATACCAATCCCAGGCATGACAAATCATATCTTGTAAATCAAACTGTGGTTGCCAACTGCTGGCACTCATAAACTTATTAGCATCGGCAGTAAGAATGGCAGGATCCCCCACCCGTTTAGGTCCATGTAATACAGGAATGTCAAAACCAGTAACTAATGCTGCTATTTGAACAACATCAAGATTGCTGTGGCCTTTGTTGGTTCCAAGATTGTAAATACCACTGGGAACAGTTCGGTCTGTGGCAAGGATGTGCGCTTGAGCTAGATCTTCTACATGAATATAATCTCGAATACAAGTGCCATCTTTAGTAGGATAATCGGTACCGTATAAAGTGAAATCTTGTTTATTTTTAACTGACTCTAACGCACGAGCGATGATATGTGTAGCGCCAGCAGGTTGTCCATGACGAGCTTGACTATCAGCACCACAAGCATTAAAATAACGAAATGATACAAAATCAATACCGTAAGCCTGATGATAACTTTGTAACATCCAGTCCGTCATGAGCTTGCTTTGACCGTACGGACTGATAGGTTCGGTAGGATCTATTTCTTGCACAGGTGTCATGACAGGATTGCCATAAGTTGCAGCACTGCTGCTAAAAATAAATCTAATGTTGGTCAATTGATTATCAATCAAACAATCCAATAACTGTTTGGTTTTTACAAAATTATTATCGTAATACTGTCTTGGATTGAGAACGCTAGGACCAACTAGGCTAGTACCAGCACAGTGTATGATTGCTTCAGGATGGAACATGCCAATGGTAGCCAATCCAACATCGCTGGCAAAATCATTTACACTCCACCAAGTGTTGGGTAATTGTTCTAAATAATCTGCAGGCTTGACTAAATCGATGCCTAACACTTCGTTCCCGGCATCCACCAGTTTTAATACAGTTTCGCCTCCAATATACCCAGCAGCTCCGGTTACCATTACTTTCATTTTTGATTCCTGAGCTGATACTTAGGTGTACTTACATGATCTCTATAACGATTGCCTGCACGATTCCACTGCTCACCCTTGCCCTCTAAAATGTCCACGATGCGATCCACAGTGCCGTTAGTCCAGTCGCTGATCAAGCCCATGTTTGAATGTGGTACTTCTAACAAGTTTTCTAACTTGTGATAAGCATCGTCAATGCTCCAAGGAACATATAACCTATCAGCGTCATCACTAAAAGTTTCAGGGAAACTACGATAAGCAGGATATAAAACATTCGATCCAAGCGTATCTGCTTCTGATACGGTGTTACTGACCCAGTCCTGTAAAGCGCAATTAAACAATACACGAGTATCGTTAAGCAAAGCGTAGTAATCATTTTTCTTTAGGTTCTCATAAATCTTAAGTTTGCCTGCCGACTCCAACTGTCTAGCACGGGTTACATAGTCAGGATTATTGCTGCGTAAGGGACCGCCCTGCATGATAGCGAACTCGATGTCTTTGTGGCGTCCTCGACTGTGATACATGTCGACCAGATCCATGAAGAATCCTGGCTGTTTCTCCTGATCAAATCGGGCCGCAAAGGACACACGTATTTTGCGTTGTTCAAATAGTCGAATATTTTCTGCACCGCCAATGCGTTCTAGCACTTCTGCCTTGCCAAATGCTAGACCACTAATATTGTAGATCGGAGCCGACCAACCAGCAATACGCATATGAGCAACCATTTCTTCATTGCTTGCTAATACGCCAGTGGCAAATTCATTAACCATTTTCTCATACAGGCCCATCCACCGAGCCATACCCCATACATGAACAAAATCGTCAGGATCAATGGCCTGAGCAAGACAACGAACAAAAATACGGGGACGCTGAGCAGGATCAACTTGATCCAAGATATAAGGCAAGCTCTCAATACCGGGTTGAAACATGTCTTCAAAGTAGACGACATCTTCACTGGTAACCTCTCCATTACGCATCATTTGCACCAGATTCATCATCTGGCTCATACCAAAGTAACTGCGACCGTGTGCATCTAGCACTTGTCCTACCGAAATACTTTGAGTATTATCGATGGTTGTACCGGGTACAATTACATAGTCAATACCACGACGATCGAATACTCTAGTGTTCCATTCGGTTAGTTGTAAGGTATAGCGAGCTTCGTAACTCTCTAGTCCCATGTAAAATAGCTTACGCATGGCGACGATATCCGCTGAATCTGCGGGCATCTTCATCCCACATGTTCTTGGCATTCTTGCCTTGACTGAACTTGTTGTACTGTTGCCAGGCATAGGCTTTGAAGTTGTATAGATCCTCTTCGCGGAATCGGTAGCCGTAGTCTCTACAAAAATCCAAGTAGTTGGCTAGATCTTCGTGGGCCTGGATGGCTCTGGGACTAAGGCGATGTTGGGGTTTACCCATGATAGTTCCTTTAAATTACAATTGATGATAAATAACAATGATAGAGAGATAATTTATGCCTAAACTAACTAACCCTACCTCTAATGATACTTGTTTTTTGTGCGGAAAGCAAGCACATTGGATAAGTTTCAACTCCAAACAACTTCGATGCGTTGAGAAGATCACTCGATGTTCTGGACACGCTAAAAAAGCCGAATCTTCTCGACAGAAAAATATGACCAAAGAACAACGCCGGGCCCATATGAAACAAATGAGTGATAAGGGCAATAAACGACTCGCTGAACTTCATACAGATGAGCAATGGCGTCGAACTAAGGGCAATAATGTTTCTAAGGCCAAATCTACTATACCTGCTGAACAACAATCCAACTGGATTATTTACGAAGGTATTGTCGATCGCGTTACAAGAGAAAGTTGGATATATCATAATAATAAAATTAATCCTGATAACTTGCCGAGAGGCCGCGAGTATGAACTAGATCACAAATACAGCAAACATCAAGGTTTCTTAAATAATGTTCCGCCTGAAGTAATAGGACATTATTCAAACTTACAAATGATTCCACGGCATTCTAATCGTAAAAAATATAATAAATGTTCTGTTACCATTGATCAATTATATGAAGGAATCAAATAATAATTGACTGCGATGGGCGTGTAAGATTGTATTCGATAACACATCCACATTCGCCATCCTCGCTTACACTGATCTTCATGTTTCGCCCAGGGTATCTGTTAGCTAGTTGTAGATATAAATCATCAGCAAGCATCTCTACACTTTTTGAATCAATTTCAATTGTGTTCTCAAACAAAGATTCGCAATAAGTTAAAACTTGGTGAAATTCCAGCTCACGATCGTTATGAAATATTTCTATTTGAACATTAAATTTAAACAAGTGTCTGTGTCTTGCGGCAAGATATGACACATCATATTCTCCTGCAGAACATAGTTGTGGGTCAGTTCCTGCAGCCGGATATCTATGAAACCCAACCTTTTGAAAATTTACATATATCCACCGTTGTGCGGCCTGCATTACTCGTTCTACTGTTTCGCGTTCTGATTGTATCATTTTTGTAGCAATTCCATGGTTACGATTTTGCCAATTGATTCTGCCAAGTTTTCTTCGGGTGTTACAATGTGTAGCTTGACGCGATGATCGTCCTTCTTGGGATCATAGTAGCGTGTTTCAATCACAGTGCCACCGTTGACCTGTTGCACCTTGAAGTTGATAGGGTCTGGAAGATCAATACCGTTATCACTGTAATCTTCCTCGTCGTTAAAGCTACTTGTTGCACGCAGGCCGCGTTTGCCAGTCACTACTCTTATTTCAGCATGTTCGCCCACTAACAGGTTGATCAAGCGTTGTCTTAGCCAGTTCTTCATTTGATTATTTCATCTTTCGTATATTTAGACCAGTCAGTGAACCGGTGTCTTTTTAATAGATCATGCAGGCTCAAGCACCATACTCCAGGATTGGTTGCGGCAAAGTCTCGGTCATCAATCTTGATAATTGTATTGTAGCCGTATTGTTTGATGTATGGTAACTTGACCGAAATCATGGGAATAAAATTGTGGAATTCAACCAGACCCGACTCTAACAAGCCTTCGGCCTGCGCATGATCCAGATCCAAAGTACATAACCAACCGGCCTCCAAGCAGTCTTGGATCATGGTTTCCCACTCACGCCAGGCATCGGCATCGTTCTTGTCTAGTGCAGGAAAACTTTGGTTGGCACCAAAATAGATATGCTCACAGTCGTTGTTCTTGGCTGTCTGCAGAACAATTTGACTGTCTTGTAGGCCCACCACAAACAGGGTCGGCCGGCCAAATGCCGGTGAGTGTTCTACTTCGGTTCCGGTAAAGAATGTTACCGATTCATGTCCGTCTCTAATCATTTGATTCTGTATTGTAGTGGCTGGTAGGATGATCTTGTTTAAGTTTAACAATTTGTGTTTTCAATTGCAACCGTTGTTTCTTCAAATCGGCCATTTCCACATCATCGAACACACCGGTTTTCTCCAGACCGTCGATGCGTTTATCCAGCACATGATGTGCGTGTTCCAAATGTTTGATACGATTTTCCCAGGTCATACAGCCTCCAAGTTGTCTAGTTTTGATTGATCAAATTCAACTTCATCTTCATTTGACCCATGTAAGGGTTCAACTTCTTCAAACAACGCATTGTACTGACTATGATGATTCATGGCCCTTTTACCACTAAATCCTCTAGTTCCTACAATGTCCATCCAGTATCGATCGTAGTGTTTGATAATGCTTTTAGACAATTCACGATCATTAGTGGCAAAAATAGCATCTACAATGTCGCGGAAGTATTCATTTTCACCGTTTTCATTTCGCATCATGTAGGGATAACGACCAGCGTCATACTCTCTGTTGGCTCGTTGTACTGCTTCAATATGCATCCAAACATTATGCCCCATTAACAAAGCATAACTAAACGAATCCCATGATGTCTTACCTTCTTTGCCTATTTTATTTAGATCGCCTGGTTTGTAAATGCAAATATCTTTCATAGTCAGGCGCTGACTAATTGGCGACTCGTCAAAATGATCAACCAGCTTGTCAGCTAACACAGCTGGACCATATGCCCTGGTATCGGTTGAATATTTTTTATCATCAGCAATCGGGCTCATACGATAACACCATTTGCCTTCGTGTGGAAGATCAATGTGATGGTAGACTTGTCCATTGGCTGTAGCCAAGAATGGACTGGCACAATCAAAACTGATGGTAAATTTAGGATTTACATACTTACGCACAGCTCGCTGAATATCAGTTAATAACACTGCCCATTCTAGTTTACTGGTACCCAAGAAGTGCATCCAATCATGTACGCCTTCTTGTAGCAAGCCATCATGTCTTAGAGCCACCAATCGGTGCAAAATCAAGTGTACGTCACACATGTTTTGTCCACCCATGGCCCACCCATCAAAGTGTGTGTCAGGATATACAGCAGGATCGCAATAGACCTTCATGGTTTCATACCAACGATCTGCATCAGCATGGTTGGCACCTTGTAGCACATTAAGAAACTTGGCACCACCGTTCTTTACACCTCGGCGGTGCTTCATGAAATAATCATTATTGTATTTGGTAGCATCTACCGCTTCTTCTAGAGTAGTAATGCCACACTTGTCGCTGGCATTCTTGTCATGGATAACCCAGGTTGGTATGTCCAAGATCATGCCATAGTTGGCAATACCATCTAGCCATTTGAGAACCAATTCGCGTTTCTTTTGTGCAGCATCCAATAAGTCTTGATAATTTTTTACATGATCTATCTTAATGTATTTGGTGTTGCCTTTTTTATCATGTTTGGGAGTTCCATCGGGTTTAAGATCTGGCACATGCTCAACACCGCGTGCTTGAAGTTCGGCCATTTTGGCCAAGACTGCTGGACTGGTTGGGTCGCGCCATTCGCCTTCCCACAGGCCTTTGGCAATCTGGAATCCACCCGAGTCGCCTAGTAGTAGCGTATTAGGATCTCTATTGCGAACCATGTCTTCGGACCAGTCCTGCTTGTTGAGATCTAGGTTGGCATGTCCACCCGAGTACAAGCTCCACTTGTAAGGAAACAGACCCTTTTGATCATTGAGCCAGTTCATCTGTTCCATGTCCTTGATGCCAGCAGGCATCCTGGCAGGATCTACATAAGGTCCATTGACCGGATCACGCTGTTTGCCTACAAAGGTAGCATAAAAGCCCGAAATGGCTGGAAGGAAGACGGCGTAGTCTGACTGTTTGACAGTTAAATTATCCTGAGACATTGGTTACTTAGATTGTGCTGGAATTTTGTAAGTATAAACACCAACACCGCTGTTGACGGTAATCTCAGCCACGCCTTCGTCGCTGATGCGCATGGTCTTGTCACCGGTCAAATCCAAAATGCTGATCACAACTTTTACTGGCCAAGACCACTCACGCTTGAGTTGTCCGCCCACATTGGCCTGAAACACAAAATTACCGGCATGAGTTGAGTGATCACCAAAATAAAATTTTAAATCTGTTCCATCGGTGCGGGCTTTGAAATTGGTTTCTTCGGCATTGGCACTGGCCTGCATCTTGAGTCGTTGAATAGAGGCCACTGTGGGTACAAATTCCACATTCCAAGTAACTGGTTTCATTTTGACATCTTTGAGTTTGCCATTGATAATTTCTGTGGCCATAAAACGATAACTGTTCTTAAAGTCGCCTTCGGCATTTTCAAAAGTCAACTGATCCAGTGCACCGGTATCCTTGCGAGTAATAGTCAACTTGGCTTTTTCTCTGTAGGGTTCCAAGTTCAATAAAATCTTCAACTTGTTTAGATTTGGCATGCCAAAAGTGCCAATGAAATCAGCAACAGGTCCTGCAAACTCACCGTTTACAATAAGGCTCTTGTCCTCAGCCAGTCCTGCAATAGATGTGGCCTTGTCGTCGCCGGTAATTTTGACCAGGTCAATGCAACCTAGATCGTATGTGTGTTCTACTAAATCCAATAAATGATCTCTCATGGGTAATTCTCCTTATTTGTTTATTGTACAGGGGTTATTTAGATTTTACAACTGTTATGGTTAATTTTCCTTGTCCTGTTCGGCCAATATTGCTCTTAGTTTGGCTTCTCCAAAGCCGTATTTGACATGATCGGGGTTGTATAGATTCAATGCCAATACTTGCAATCTAAGATTGTTTAGAGTTGTGATATCCGCTGATGGCTCTGGTTCTGGTTCGGGTATTGGTAATATCTTAGCCAGAGTTTGTCCACCTTTTAAAGAATTTAAGGTGCCGGGCCGTTGTACTTCGAGCCAAGTGGTAGGTCCACTATCGTTCCAAGAATACACAATGTTGTAGCCCACTGTAGTAACCAATTCACGTACTAGGTGACCCGGGGTGTAACAACAATAATAATTTTCGACCAGTTCTACAGCGCTGCGTCGATCACAGTCGTTGAAAGTAAACACAAAAGTGCCACCAGGTTTGAGCTTTTGGTAAACTTCTTCTAGATATTTTTTGATTATTGCAAACGGTCTAAAATTAAAATAGTTAAAGGCCAAACACAATCCAAACTGTGAATCGGGCAATTGTTTTAATATTTCTGCATCCGGGTCCTCTCGAACCACGTAGGGTCTAAGACGATTTTGATAGCGTTCATTAAACTTGTCCATTGCTGGACGTAGAAAATCATAGGACAGATCTATCAAATAAAGCGGATCATAGGCCACCATGTCGTCAATAAATGATTCTAAACCGGGTCGAATGATCATGGCTGGATATTTCCAATCAGCATACTGTGTTAGTTTGGTACGAAATGGTGTAGAATCAATCGAGTTGGCTTGTCGCAAATTAAGAATATCCTCGGCATGATCGGCTTCGCCCTGGTCGTAACGACGATAAGCATCCACAATCCAAGGTCGTTCTGCCTCAGAAATTTGATCCTGCAGATCTTGTCTGATTTGATTAAATGTGTCCTGAAATTTTACAAAATCACTATCAAGTTGGGCCAGTTGTTTTGTTAGTTGATCTGACTGTGTCACATGAGTAATTTTACTCAGTTCTGTGTTGGTAGTGGTCCGTGCAGATTCTGTAGATAAACGATCTAGTTCGTTTTTGTAAGCAACAAGTTCACTGAGTTTTTTCATATCACCACTCAAATAATGCTTGAAAAGTATTTTCGGTATTGGTAGCACTTGCTAGATCCCATTCTAGCACACTTAGCAAATTATCCAATTTTTGATCTACCACTGTGGCTTCCATTTCTGAATCATCAAACGGCAAATCTTTAAACCACTGTGGTAGGTGCAATTCATCTGTGGGATATCCGATACTGGTCCAACCCAGAGGATTTTGTTTTAGTTTGCATACAATGGTTTTCATACCGTCAACAATTTGTAGACTATATTTGTCACTGTTCATTCGGCGTAGATTGTTCCAGTTAATGGCCGCACGTACATGTCCTGGCATGTTGGCTTTGCCTAGGCGTTCTTCTTCTTTGGCGTACTTGGTCAAATTGTTGACACGTTTGGGACTGCCTTTTTCCCAACCCGGACGCTCTTTGAATTTATATTTAAACTCTCGAATTTTTTGAATAATTTGATCTCGAGTACTGCCGATCAGGACATCATTTAAAATCTCGCTTAAAAAATCTTGAATTACTTTGGGGGTGTCTGATCTTTTTAAATCTAAACCCATGGCCTTGACCTTGCCAGGTAAACCGTGGGTATCTACCCGTTTATTTTCTTTATCATAGTACAAGACAGCATATCGCTTCTTGGTGATAAACAGGCCTTTTGAAGCTACAATCTCTCGACCGCCACGAATCACTGATCCCATTTCTCTAGGCACATGGAATGCAGTCTCCATGAATCCTGGAAAACTGTCATTGACTTGGTCAGCAATTGAATTATATAACTGAACTGCGGTTTCACGACTCCAGGTCATGTTACCCTTTTCTATATCATCTTTGAGTACAGGATAGGCAGTGAAATAACAAGAGTCAGTGTCACCGTAAATGATTGCTTCTCCTACATGGTCATACTGACCGGTGATACATTCGTTCACATAGGCGTCCATGTGTTTGGCAATGCTGCGTCCGGTTAGTGTGGTACTTTGTCCGATGCGTTTATCAAAAAATCTACAACCAGGATTAAGGATAGCACCATAGAGACTGTTAAGATTGATTTTTTTAACCAACTGTCGCTTGTCCCAGTATTCCTCGTCTTCTGCATTTTTTGCCTCCTTGAGTCTGGCCTGCATCTCTTTACGTTCAGCATACCAGCGTTTAAGTAGTCCGGGAATTACTGCTTCTCGTTCATAGGTGAAGATCGTGCCATTGGCACTGATCATCCAGGGTCGATTCGAGTCAAACACAATCTTCCATACTTCTGCAGCACTGTGTACGCTTTCTTCACCATCTTGCCAATCCACCGTGACTTCTGTACCGGTCTGCATTTCCATTACTGCTGTATATTCTAGCGTGGCAAATAAACCTTCCCATGCGGCAGCAAAACTTGATCCTGCACGCATCTTATCAGCAATATATCGATCTGTCATGACAGGGCGCAGTTGCCCAACAATGGTTTCGGGTCCCATGTTGAGTGCGCGAATTGCAGATGGGTACAGACTATTGATATCTATTGATCCAACATATTCGTGGATTCCTTTTCTTGGGTAAGCAACATAAGCACCTGCAGCCTGTGTATCTTCGTCACTATACCGCTCTTTCCTGTTGGGCACTACCATACCACGTTCGTGTGCTTCATTGATGATGGCCTGTTCAGTTACAGCTACAGCACCCATGGTGGTTTGCAACAGCACTGTATTTTCATGTGCCAGTGTGTTGGCAAGATCCAAGAACTTTAACTTTTTGTCCAGCTTGGCTAACAGTAATGTATCTTGTCTGTTATATTCAATAAATGTTTTGAAGTTTTGATTATACAGCTGATCTAGGGTACCTTCAAAAGCAGTTTTTGATTCTTCTAACTCGTATTCGCCAATGGCATCTAAACTATAACTGTGCCGTTCTTCATAGGTATATTTTCTATACAGTTGCATATAGTCCATGTGTACACGACCAATCAAATCGTATGTTTCGTTTTCCGCACCAAAACGTTCAAAGGTACGCTTTTTAGGATATTGATTCCATAAACAAAATCTTCGTGTGTCATCTCGGCTGAGCACACGGGTGACACGATTAATAGTGTACGGTATATCAAAGCCTTCGCTATTCCACCCAGACAATGCATCAGCATCTTCAATGAGATCCAGGAATGTTTTTAACATTTCACCTTCGTCGGTGAATACAACAGTATTCTCAAACTGCCCGGCAATTTCTTTGGCAGTTTCGGCACTCATATGTTTGGGCGGAATTACCAGAGTCACTAGTTGTTCCAACCATTGTAAGTAGACACTAATAGCTGTGATAGGGTTGAATGGATCTTCGGGTCGACTAAATCCACGATCAGGATCAAAGTCAACCTCAATGTCAAAGAACGCTACATTTAGTTTGGGTGCATCTTGACCTTTGTAGTTGTCTTCAAGACAACGGAACACTGGGTTGATATCGCTTTCAAACAATCGTTTGCTGGACTGCATTTTGAGTTCTTTGCGAAACTCTTTGTTGTTGCGAGTTGAAAATCTACTGACTGGTGTCCCAAATATACTTTGAAATTTACCACGAGGATCTTGATAATAAAAAACATAGTTGGCCGGATACTCGCAATATTTTCGCTCGCTATCTCTGCGCTCAACTACATGTATGCGATCGTGTTCACGATCAAATAAGGCGTCAATATACATCGTTCTCCTTGTGGCTTATGGCCCACTGACCTTGATTCATGCTCGTGATGTGAGCGACTCATACTGTAATTATCATAGTGTTATACCACTGTAACATTTTTCAACTCAAATACCGGGCTGTTGGCTATGTCTTGTAACACATCTAAGTTTAACACAGATCCCACACAAGGCCAACCGGTATATCTCATTATGCGTTCGGCTCCGTGTTGTTCAAACCACTCTGGTGCATGGCTTTTCAATCGAGGCAGGTAATTTTTATCAGGGTTAAATGCATATGGTCGTATCATGATATTGATACCGGGTTTTATAATGTCGTGAAACCTGCAGGTCTGTGCTACATTGTCAAAATCATTCTGCATGGTAAGAAAAGCCGGATCATGTCCCACGTAAGGATTTTGCAGTTTTACATCGCCAAACTTTAGATTGCACGAGAACCCAAGATCGTCCGGCATAGCGATCGAATCATCATTGAACCATTCGACCTGTATCCACTCGCCTCTAGTGTTGCCGGCCTGCACAGCATGTATCGCGTAGTGCAGTTCATGACATAAGTGATCATGCTCTTCGGGTATATTTTCAAACCCACGAGCTAGATAAGTTTCTATGTCCTTGTGCAGTTTAGTTGTGGTATTAAGATCGTACGAATCTTCGATCCAATCCCATCCCAGCACTGTGCGAGCTTCTAGAGCCAGCTGTTGCAGATAGTCCACGGTGTAACGACAAGGATCTCTGCTGATGGCCGGCTGTTGGCTGTTTTTCCTAACCAGTTCCTTGTAGCTATCACGCACAGAACTGGCATCTAGTTCAATCTCTAGAGCTGGAAACCCGCAATATTTGACAAGGATATCTGCTGGCATTAATTAGAGTGTTTTCCCCACTGTGGTCAAAATTGTTTCTAATAATTCGTGATCCTGTTGTTCACGACCAAATTCGCTCTTGTGTGCCAACTTGATAGCCTTCTTAAGAATATTGGGTTTGATGTCTAATTCTTCTGCTACGGCTTTGATAGTATCATTAAGTCCACCTGTGAGTGTTTCAATCTCCATGGTGACTTGCATACCTTCGTTGATAATTTGGGTAAGTTTGGCCTGTTCCGCTGTGTTAAAAGTTCTGTTGTTAGACATTTGGTTCTCCTAAGTAAGTTGTACTATTATACAACATTTTTTAAAGAAAGCAAGAGATTTTTTATTTTTGGTAAATCCAATCAAAATAAATATTCAGATCACTGATTACCAATTAATAACTTAGAATTTGATATGAATAACGATTACCCAGAAATTGCCGTGGTGTTGTACAATGATTTAAAACCTGAATGTGATGATATTGCACAAAATTTAATTGACTTTACTGATTTTAAATTAAATGGAAAGTATCGTCTGAACATATTTCATACCAAAACCATTACCGCAACTTTGCAACAACTAGCCGGCAATTTTGCCTGGGCAGTTGTGGTCACCGCCGGTAACTTTTTACAAGATCAAACCTTGTTGTTCAAAACTATTGAACATGCCAAGAATGAAAACAGTCCCTTGGCCTGCCATATATTAGATCGCGGCGGCTACTATCACCTGCATCCGCAATGGTTTGCTATTGATCTGGCGGCCTATACAGCCATTGGTAGTCCGCCGTTTGAGTGGACTCCTGGTCCGGTTGAAATTGTTACCAGGACTACAGAACGATGCCCAGACAATGTGCATGATGACTATACTCCTTGGTGGGTGAGACCGTCCTCAGAAGACTTGACCACATATACTAGTGATCTTGGTTACTTTGGACTAGAAGTCATAGCTGGATTTGTACGCAACGGTCACAGTATAACTAATATTCCTAACGAAGTGAGAAACAAGAAAAATCACTGTTATCCAGAATTCTGTCACGATGGTCTGGTACAAATAATAAATGATCCCACTCATGTACCTGAAGATACCAATGGTCCGTTGTGGTGGTTTAAACAAGCACTGGACTATTTGACTAAAAATCTGCAGGTTGGTTATTATGTGCTGAATACCGAGCACTTGCAAGCCAATGAAAATGCCCGAACTGTGCCGATGGATTGTTTTGTAGGTGTGTGTGGTGGTTTGAAACCAGCCTGCATTGCTGGACAGACAAACTTTGCCGCCGACTCTAAAATTTATCTGTTTGATATCAGTCAGGCTGCTTTGGATTGGCAACGGCATTTGATTGACAACTGGTCAGGAGATTTTGACAGTTTTGAATCGGTATTTGCTGATTTTAGAAATCAACATCCTGACTATGCTCCTATCTATTTTACATATAATTCAATTGACAATAATTTGACCTGGTTCCTGAGCAATGCCGGCATGACCCGAGAAGAATTTACTGCCCTGTGGCAACGATACAGAAATATGGATCACCATTACGTGAATCTAAATTTGCTCGATAACACGGCTGCAGATCAAATTTTACAACTGGTTGTTGACAGCAAACAGGGTGTCTATGTGTGGACCAGCAATGCATTTAAGATGGATTACTTGATGTTCTATCGTACCAACGCCTGGTGTCAGAATCACAGCAACGATTTTAAAAATACGTTAAGATCTAAAACACCTGTGCCTATGTTTTTAGAAAACTGCGGCGGCCTAGACTTTTTTCAGCCAATGTGAAGTATAATGATATCTTTGTAATCAATCTGACGATATTTTCGCCAGTTGGATGAACAATGTACATGAGTACGATCGAACATACCGATAGATCCCAATTGATAATCATATACGCCATCTAATGACATGACATCCACTATGCTGGGCAATCCCCAGCAATGGTCAACATCTTGTGTGGCACTGACATCACTGACTGTTGGGAATTTTGAAGAATCTGCAATGTACTCTTTGAAAAAACTGTGTAGATCGCTATTGGTCAAAAATACCTTGTTCCAAATAATGGTTTTAAAAATGTTATTGGTGTTTTCGTACAAGGGAATTACCGCACTTTTGGCATAGTCTAAATTGGTATGCTCGTACACTTCGTCCACATGCAATTGATGTGGTAAAAATTGTCGCTGATAGGCCATGTAAAAAAATGTGCCAGCAGGTATTACTGGTGCAAGAATATCAATCATAATGTTATAGGCCTCAGTACCAGCCTGTACCAAGTGCCGTTGATCCAGCACCGAGCAATCGTCTACACCATATATGCGTTTGGCATCTGCAGGATCGTATGGACGCATGACCGGATCAACGTCAATCATGCGTTCAAAGTCATTGCGGAACCAAGACAACTGTTCAGAAGAAATTAAATTATCAAAAGTTTCAACCATTTAGGGCCTTTTTATAACTGTTGACTACTAGTTGTTGCCAATCTGGACTGCGCCATTCTCCATGTACAATCATATGAAATCTATCGGTATTGCTGGCATTATGCACGGCATGTTGATAATGATTGTTAAACAAAAATATACTACCTGAATCTCTAAATGGCATGGTTCCAAACGTGCTGGTCAGCCGACAATTCTCAGGATTGTTTAATGAAATATTTACAGCGGCCCCAGGAATATTTTTAACATTGTCACTGTGTGGTGCAATGTATCCGCCGGGTTCCAGCAACATGTATCTTAATCTTTGATATCGACTGTAAGGAAATACTTGTTTGAAAAATTCAACTGTAACTGGGCAACGATCTTGTATTTCAGTCCACTGATAAGTGACCTGGTTAGGATCTAAACCGTAAGTTTCAGGCACATTGGTCTTGTCAGCACTGATACCATGTACAGACAAACTACGCCACCCACTGTGTCCTTCTTCACCATCACGGTGATACACAAATAGGTCTTTAAGAGCCTGTGCTTCGGCCAACATTTCTGCATAAGGTGCATCAATACCTGTCAATTCTAACCATGGCATTTTGGATTCAAATAGTATCCAATTGGCCTGAGCCCACACATCGCCATCGGGCAATGGCGCATACTCAAAGATATTCTTATCGTTGTAAGTATCAAGGAATTCTTTTACATATGGTTTCATTATTGTAGTTATCTGCTAATGGTTGGTCACTTTAAGTTTCACGGTAGCGAATCGTTCAACTAGGCCAGCACCCGGCCACCCTCGCAACTAGTGCGGTCCTAAGGGTATTCTATTTGATACCGATAACCATATAACGAGTATATTGGGTTTCGGGATCGCGCAACTGCATGGAGCCGTGATATAGTATTTGGCTTAAGGGATACCTTCGTTGTATATCTGATATACTGTGATATTCGACTCCAGGATCTTGATCTCTGGCCTGCATCACAACCAAGGTGCCGTCCGGTAGGTGATCAAACCAGGCCCGTTCTGACATTTCGGTCAGGCTAGTATTGACTACCACACCGGCATCACCTAACTGCTGATAGTCTAGCTTGTTGGCATCTTTCAGCATGAACTCCACGTTATCTACGCCGGCCATATCTAATAACCGTTCACTGGTCTGCAACATTTCAGGATTGACTTCCACATTGATAATAGTGTCTGCTATAATGACAGGCTGTAGACTCATGAACAGGGCCATGTTACCATACCAGGATCCCAATACATATATGGTGGTGTAATGACGTTGAATCTTTTCTAGTTCTTGTAACAACCAGACCTTGCTGGCAATAAGATCTCTGGTAAAACTACCAGCCAGGCTGTAGCCACTGGATTCAGTGATCTCAGACTGGTGCGTAAGGATTTCTTGGACTATCATCGCCGTTGTCTTCGGGCCATACTGGGTAATCGTTCATTTGCCATCCACATGTAGTTGACTGCCCTTGTTGAAGCTGGGGCTCCAAGGGCTTTGTGCTACCTGGCCACCCTTGCTTTGACTCCAGGCATAACCGGCTCTATGGCCGCTACAGTCCTTGGTACAAGGGCTTCCTAGGAAACTGAGTTCATTCAATTCATCCTTGAGCCAAGTTGCAGCAAAAGCCCCGCACAGCTCCTGTATCTTCTTGTTACGAGTGATTTCCAAATGATAGGTCTTGTTACCGCCAAAAGTTTGTTGACTGGGGTCTCTGTAGCCAGCATAGACTTTATGCACTGCGGTTGAGCTGATCAGGTCTTTGCAACTGTCGCCATACCGTTCAGGCATAGGCTCAGTGCAAGGACTACAGGTAGTGAGTATAATGCTGCCTTCGGGTATAGAACCAAAGCGTTCATGATAGGCATCTATTGCGGCACGTTCACCATGTACATCGCCAGCATCAGTTTGATAGTTTAGTGCAGCTACACAGCGGTTATCAGGATCCAGCACAGCGGCAGCTACCATGCCGTATAGATCAGGATTCTTGCGTTGACCGTCTATGACCAACTCACACAGACGCACCAGGATACTGTCCAGTTTGTTGTAGTTTTTTATTTTGAAATCTGATATTTTCATTCAGCACCGAGGATTTGTTTGACTTCGTGTACCCAGGCACTGACATCGCTGGATCCAATTTCGTCCAAGTCGCCTACATTGTAAGCCACTTCTTCTACAGCCTGCATGACCTTTTGTGGACCAAATTCTTTTAGCAGATCCAAATGTGCCGTCATAATTCGTTTTAGGATGGCACTCTCGGCTTCGTCACTGCTGGTACTGGATTCTTCACCCAGTTCTTGGAATCCGTAGCCACGTCCTGGTACTTTTACGCGACTGAGACTTACTGCGCCGGCTTCATCATCGGCTCCGTAGAGATCATCTTCCAGGGCCTTGACTCGCCTGGCTATGATTTTCTGGAAGCCGATCAGGTTGGGTTTGCCTTTGAAAGCAAAGCGATCCAATTCTTGACCACGCTTGCTGATCACCACAGTCTGTGTTGTAGGATCATATTCAACCACAAAGCCCTGGGTAACCATCTTGCCAGGGATGGCATCTTCTTCCACGTGTTTGGGCTTCTTATGATGCTTCTTCATGTTGATGGCAATGGCAGACTGTTGTGCTGGATTGGCAGCCTCATACATGTACTGTTCAGCATCATGCGATCCATTGACCACGAACACAGTTTTTCCAGTTTTTTGATTGACCACGCTGGTTTTAATGTCGTCGTAGTCGGCCCACTCAATAGCTTCCATCTTGGCCTGTTTTAAATTGTTAGCAGTTACTATTAATTTGTTAAATGTGTGATCAATAACACCATATCGGTCACTTGGATTCTTGCGATAATTCATCTGCTCGTAATTACCTTGGGCACGATCATCGGGTATAGCGAATGGAACTACTTGTCCTTCGTCCAGATCTATATCGGCCGGAGCATGCCAGACTGTTTCGTGATTGTAGCGTTGAGGATTATTCTTGATCATAGTATTGACATAGGCCTGAGCTTGCAGACTGTTCATTGGTCCGCCAGCCTTGTTGGTATCCTTAACTTTGGTGACTCGGCCGTTTTCTTTCTTATACACAGCATAGTGGTCTTGTAACCCAGTTAGACCTGATCCGCCTACAGTAGCTTCGTGCATGACCGGCTTGATGCTGGTAATATAACCGTTTACTCTACGAGCAAATTCACGGGCTTCGGCTTCGCTGTTGAATATGCGAGCTGGTAACAGATCATACTGATCAGTTTTTCTGTTGGGTACCTGCATGGTCACTTCCACTGGCTCTAAAGCTGGAGCCAGGCGTGTTGTTTTAGGTCGGCCCAACATGCGACGCATGCCCTGTTGTGTATTGGCCGGCTTGGTGCGAACCATGCGACCTGTACGATCAAATGTGGGTTTGGCCACAGCAGTATCAATATCGGATTCTAAGTCATTGATATTGCTAGCCGGTGTAGATTTGACCGCTAACTGATTGCGCCAATACTGTTTGGGACGCTTGTAGAGTTGCAGGAATTCGGCATCGGTCATGTCGTCAAGATCACCGAGCATGCGTTTCATGTTACTTTCTGTTACATCTTGAAAATCTTGCTCATCATCCTCGGCATTACGATCCTGTATGCGATTGGCCAGCTCTTTTTTCAACATGAGTTCGTAGTCTCGAACCTGCTTGAGTCTGCGAATCTCTGGAGTACGTCTTAACTGTTTGCCTGAACCGATATCTGCAGGATTGTCGGTACCTTCATCAACTTCGGCAGTTTGTCGTAATTCTTCCGGATCAAGCTCGGCTGTTTCGCCCGGGTCCATTTCAATTTTGTGACCTTTAAGAAGATCATCTAAAAAATCCATGCCGGTTGGTTTATTGGGTTTATTGGGTTTAGTTTTGGTAGATCCTCCCATGCCTGCTATACCGGCAGTATCAGGATAGTAAGGTTTTTGTGTTTTTTCAGGCTCAACTGTAGTTGGTGCGCTTGATGGTTTTTCACTTGCGGCCGCGGCCGCGGCCTTGTCCTTATTGGCTTTTCTAGTGGCGGCGCCCTTGGCTGTAGCGGCCTTTTGTTTTTCTACCTTGGCATCGCGCTCTTTTTCCAATGCGTCAATACGATCACGGAGATCATCTTGTTGTGCTGGAGTCTTGAGAGTCATCATCAGCTCCAACTGCTGTATCTGTTTTTCCAGGCGTACAATTTCAGCCGCAGATTTATCTGCTACTGGTTCGGCCGGCTTGATAGGTTCAGTTGTTGCAGGAGTTACCGACAATGGTGTTGCGGTAGCAGGAGTTGCCTTTGTAGTTGTTGCGGATTTAGTTGGTTGTGTTGTGGGTTTTGCAGCCGTGGTAGACATGATCTGATTCAACCTGCTGTCAAGTCTTGACAACTCCTGATTAAGATTGGTAATTTCTTGTTCTTGCTGGCGATTCAAGGTCAGTGCCTGTTTCAGCTGGGCATCTTGTTGACTGTCAACGGTTTCTAAATGCTCAATTTCTTGATTTACCCGTTCTTGATTGACTATTTCATCCTTGACCAATGCTTCAATATCAGTGCGGGCCGAAGGGTGACGAGCACGGACCTTTTGAAGTTCGCGTTGCACTGTAGCATCACGAGCTGTGGACCCTGTTAGATCTGGGTCTTCAGAATTTTTTTTTTGACCGCGGGTTTCGGCCATTGGAACTTGTGGTTCAGCGGCCTGTGTAACTGATGGCGGTGCTACCACTTGTGGTTGTAAATCCATGGCCTGCTGTACATTTTTCTTTTTCTTGGCCGGAACCTTGTAGCGTTTTATCTGGTTGAGCCAGTGCATGAATGTTTCAAAATCATTAAATTTTGATTCTATATATTTTGCTCGACGATTTGGCGCTACTTGTCCTAGAGTCACAAGTGCGTTCCATAACTGAGGTCTTGT